TTCGCTCATTGTTGTATACATAATATATTTTGTTTTTATGTATTATGTATTACTAATTATTTTTACGTGTAGTATTACTTCTGTTATTACTCTTGCTCTTGCTCTTGCTCTTGCTCTTGCTCTTGCTCTTGCTCTTGCTCTTGCTTTTGTTTATTCGAAGTTTCTTCGTAACGGGAGAATCTGTCTTTCTCTTACGTATAATACTTTTGTCTATGGGTCTTTTTTTTGTAGAACGTTTCAAATAGGTAACTAATCCGACGAATTTTTGGTCCTGTATATATTTATCTATATCTGCTCCAGTGAACATTCTTTGTTGTTGTGGGTCAATAAGATGAATTTCACCGCTTTCAGATACTGCTACAATAATCGTGTGTGCAATACTTGGTTGTTCACGTGTAAATGTTGCGATAATACCATGATTTCTTTTTACAAAACGAAGAATACTTTCTTTCCATGTAGATGGATTAATATTTACGAGTGAATAGTGTTCGATTAATTCCTTCGCATATCGATTAAATAAATGTGATGTAATGTCAAATCTTGAACACATTCCGGTTTTACATTCATTAAATATTTTGGCTTGTTTTTCTGCATAGTCCCTATCAATGACATTCATAAAACTTAATGAACTGAGAGTACAATCTGTTCGTTCGAGTGGTGGTGTACTTTTGTCTAAACATTTCCAGGTTGATAATTGTTCATTGGTTATATAAAATTGTAATATTTCTGGAATTTGCATACAATATATATTGAGAATAGAAAAAGAAGATTAGGATTCGGATTCCAATACAATGAACAAAAAAAATATGGGGATTCATTATCTTACAGAATTGCCTTTCTGTTGCCGGCTTCGCCGGCACCCATGATGAACTTGAATTGGACGAAAGAAACGGAAGAAAGACGGTTCTCCGACCTTCTTATTTATCTTATTCATCTTCCCATTCAGCGCCTAAGGCTAACACAGTCGCACGAAGATTCGCGAGTTTCATTTCTTTTTCTTTTTCGGCATTTTTTTCCGCCATTTTTTGTTCGATTCGCATTTGTTCTTGTTTTTCCATGGTTTGTTTGTATTCCGCGACACGTGCCAATTCGAGTTGTTTTTTGGCGTCTACGTCACTTTTCAATTTGGCAAAGATGGGTGCAACAAAGGTTTCAAAACAAGATTGAAATGCGTGTTCCAAATCACGGTGTTTCAACAAACGTTTCAGTCCATCATTGATGCGAATCGGTTTTCCAACAAATTGTTTGTTCTCAACGAGTTTATAAGAGGGCTCAAACAAGTTGACAATGTCGTGGTAGAAATCATGCACACACACATTATGTGAATAGATTTTAGTGGAAATGCCATTTGCATCCGCACAAAAGTTATTTTTAGAGTTGAAATAACTTTGCAATTTGAATGACAAGTAGGTTGTTTTATCACAGGGGGATAAAGAATTGAATTTTGGGTTTTTAAAAACAGGATGAGCAGACACAGATAACATATTGTAGATTTGGTAGGTTTATTCGTTTATTATTGGGTTATTTGTACTTTTTTGGTTCTCGTAAAAAAGATTTTCAATTTTATGATTTTTGTACCATTTTTCAAGTTTTTACAAAATAAAAAAGGTCCAACAAAAGATTTTTCCATGGAAAGTTATTCGTTCAATTATTTTTATTTTTTAGAATTTGTATTTTTTTCGGCTCTCTCTCTCTGAACTCAAGGATTACAAAATTTGTAATCGTTAAAAAACAAACCATAATGCTTTTAAAATGAAAATTTTACTTAAAAATATTCAAACTGAAATGCTGTGATTTTAAAAATGACTGCATAAAAAATATTTTTATCCATTTTTTAATTGAACTTCTTATGAATAATGCTATGTAAATTTTATGAAATTTCTCAAAAATGAAAAAATGAAAATCACCACAATTTACCACAATTTGCCACAATTTGCCACAATTTACCACAATTTACCACAGTTTTTCAGATTTTCCAAGCAACTATACCATAAATGCTGTTAAATAGTCTAAAAATGTGTCTTTTTACTGACTGCATTTATTACAACGGATTACATAGAATTACATGGGTATTACATGGGATGAATAAAAAATATCCAGTGAAAAAAATTTTATTTTACATCTTGTTTATTAGCATATACCCAATAGAAAAATTACCTTCAAATAAAAATATTTTTTCATGAAAACTTTTATTGAATGAGAACCTAACAGAGGTTTTTTTACAAGATTTTTGTTAGATGTTCTCATTCTCTGAAAATAAAAATGGAAAAATAAAAAAGGTCCAACAAAAGAATTTTCCATGGAAAGTTATTCGTTCAATTATTTTTATTTTTTAGAATTTGTATTTTTTTCGGCTCTCTCTCTCTGAATGTCAAGGAACCGTTTAGGAACCGTTTAGGAACCGTTTAGGAACCGTTTAGGAACCTTTTAGGAACCATTATATAAATCTTAAAATATAGGACAGCAATATCAATATAATAATATTATAAAAATAAAAAATATTTTTCTCAGTGTTCCTCCAAAAACCCTCAATTTTCCTCCAAAAACCCTCAATTTTCCTCAACTTTCTGAGGAAAATCATTAACGTTCAAGGAACCGTAATAATAAATATAAAGAAACATGAACAAATTTTTATTTTTCCATTTTCATTTTTTATTGAACGAGAACCTAAGAGGATTTTCTGTTGGATGTTCTCATTCTCTAAAAATAAAAATGGAAAAATAAAAAAGGTCCAACAAAAGAATTTTCCATAGAAAATTATTGGTTCAATTATTTTTATTTTCAAGAATTTGTATTTTTTTCGGCTCTCTCTCTCTGAACTCAAGGATTACAAAATTTGTAATCGTGAAAAAACAAACCATAACGCTTTTAAACTGATAGTTTTATCGTAAAAAGTTCAAACTGAAATGCTGTGATTTTAAAAATGACTGCATAAAAAATATTTTTAATGATTTTTTAAATGAACTTCTTATGAATAATGCTATAAAGTAATTATACAAAACGTTAAAAATGAAAAAATGAAAATCACCACAATTTACCACAATTTGCCACAGTTTTACCACAATTTACCACAATTTACCACAGTTTTTCAGATTTTTCAAGCAACTATACCATAAATGCTGTTAGATAGTCTAAAAATGCGTCTTTTTACTGACTGCATTTATTACAACGGATTACATGGAATTACATGAGGATTACATGGATAATTTATTTAGAAAAATACCTATATATTTATAAATAGAATGCCAAAAATAGACTATAATAAGACTGTTATTTATAAAATATCGTGTCCTTCTGTAAATTTTATTCATATAGGTTCTACTACAAATTTTGCAAAACGTAAATTTGACCATAAACGAAACAGTGAAATGTATTCTATATCACCATTGTATACTACAATTAATAATTATGGTGGATGGGAAAATTGGGAAATGAAAATTATTGAGCAGTATCCTTGTGATACACGCGATGAAGCAGTGAAACGTGAAAAATATTGGTTAAAACAACTACAACAGTCAAAAAAACATATATGTGATAGATGTAGTCGCGAATTTACAAGACGAGATGCATTAACGCGTCATGTAAGAACATGTAAAGAAACAAAAACACAATTAGAAGAATGCAAAAAAATTATTGCAGACCAACAATGTCAATTATCGAAACATCAACCTGAAAATAAGAAGTTCATCGTAAAAAATAGTAATATCCACAACACAAACAATATTATCAACAATACAAACAATATTACATACTGTGTGGAATTAGGAAAAGAAAATTTGCAGTCACGTCTTACAGAAAAAGAAAAGAAAGGTATCCTGGAAAAAATGCATTCCTCTCTCATCGAGTACATTAAACTCGTCCATTTCAGTGAAAAGTATCCAGAGTGTATGAACTTTTTCTGCACAAATCTTCGCAGCAATCATGCACAAGTATATAGCGAACAACAAAAACAATTCATTACGAAATTTGCATCGGATTTTTTCAACACTGTTATTGATACGCGACTGGATGAAATAATAACCATGTTTGATGAACACAAAGACAAATTAGAACAAATCAAAATAGAACGGCTGAACAAATTTTTTGAGTCCATGGAATCCACAAATGAATGCAAATCAAAACGGTATATGGAAACAGTCGCTGATGTGAAAATGTTGGCATATAATAATAAACATAAAGTCCAACAGCATCATCAAAGTCTTACGACTCCGTCAATCACTTCCTAAGATGTTATATAAATCATACAGTTTATATAACATAGTAAATGTAGTTTCCACTATTCTATAGTCCATTCAAATGGGAAATTACAAATGGATTCCCTTTTAATTGGCTCAAAATGTCCGGATTGCTTCGGTCCATTTGAATCCCAGAATTATAGGAACTCGATTGACTTGCGGAAGACCCATAACCCATGGTATCAGCAGATGGAATCTGTGTAGGTAATGCCGGTGCGAATGCACGGTTATTGACCTGCAATTGGTCTTTCGGTTTGGCAGACATATTGACATCTCCAGAAAATAATCCGATATTACCAGCAGGTGTGTAAGATGCAACCGTAGAAGATTTCACATCATTATTTCTTTGGTTATATTCCGCATCATAGGTACGCGGTTGTCTACCACGTTCTCCTGCACTACCGACACCCGCATAGAAATATTCACTTTGTGTCATTCTGTTATTGATAATCGGTTGGTTGTCGGTGACTTCATATGCACCTCCGCGTTGGTTTCGGTCAATGAATAGATGTCCACTGGATTGTTCGGTCATTTGACGAATGGTTGTCTTTGGACGGTCTCCCGGATTGAGAACATAAGAGTTATTCACCGCAGTCTTGGCATTTTGGTAAGGTCGCAATGTACCAATGGTGTTTTCTTTTCTCGATGGTCGCAATACATCCAACAAAGGTGCAACTACAGCGCCAATGGCACCACCGAAGGCACCAAAATAGGTATCCTGTTCATTCGCGGTGCGGTTATTTTGATATATTACAGCAGATTTGTTACCATAATCAGCTTCATTGGCACCGGCAGCACCTGTGCGATAAGCAGGAGCAATGGGAACAGCGCCTAAATCGATGTGTTTGGAAGGCATGTATTCTCCCTCAACAAAGGTGGCACTGTTGGAAAATCCGGCACCACCGATGTATTCGGCAGTGGTTTCTTGTCTGGCACCGTCTTTTAAGATGTGAATCGCACGACTGGTAGGAGCGGTTTCTGCACCCATAGTGGTAAAGAGACGTTCGGGACCCAATTCAAAGGATGTGTCTACATGATTTTTTTCCATTCGTCCTAAAATACCTCTTTGTGTAATCGAGGAAATGGCAGGTCCTTCATGACCATATAGACCCACACCTCCGGCACGTGGATTGTTGTCTACACGTAATTCGTCGACGGTTTTGGGCATGTACATGTCGCGGGCAAAGAGACCGGAGTTGTATCCTCCAACACCGTCCGTTGAATATCCGGCACCAATACCCGGAGCAACAGTTTGTTCAGCGAAGGGTTTGACATTCGACATTTTGTTGGATGGATTCACACGAGATTGATAGAAATCCGACATGTTGGGTGCACCATATGCCCATTGAGCATTTTCCTGTGGGGCAAATAATGGAGCACGTTCGGTTTTGGTAATGGTTTGAGAACCTGCACCAGTATAGTTATCAATGATACTTTCGGTAGAATTGGCGTCGGTGCGAATAGTTCGGAGATGACTGCCGAAAAAAGGAGCCATGTTGACATGTTGGAAATAATCAGCACCGACTTTTTCACCGGTTAAAGAAGTGTATTGTGCGGTTTTTGGGTCGGGGATTTGATTACTAAATACTTGGCTATTTTGAGTAGCGATAGTATTTGTAAGGGAGTTCTTGGAAGTGGGATTGAAATATTTGTCCGTATAAACACCTCCATTACTTTCGAATTTGTTAACGGTAGACAATTTAGATGTTAAATCATTCGTGGGGTCAGTAACCGGATATTCTTGTGGATAATTTGTATTGGGAACATCGATGTTAGGTAAATATTTGTTTTCATACATACCTGTTCTTTGGTCAAAGGTTTCAAGAGATGATTTATTTTTGCATTTTTGGTTGGAAGCTATATAAAGTCCTGCTAATGCGACTAAAGGTAATCCTAATTCCATTTGTTTATAGTATATTATTATACAAGGAGATAATGTAGGTAGGGGAACCGTAGGTTCCCCCTTTTGCTTCGCCAAGACCCCCTCCCTTTTACAATTTTACTCATTTATATTGGTTGTTCCATAGATATTCTGTAATGACATTTCTTAACCTCATATAATGATATAAAATTGAATATAATTATATACCGTATTTATGAGATAATAACAAAAACGATTTCGATACTATGAGCATCACACAAGAAACTTTGACTAAATTCGCGAATATCATTCATGCAGCTGACCCACATTGCAACAAAATCATATTATTAAGAGAACATGAAATTCTGCAGTGGTTATGCGGTGATTTGTCATTTCTTCCACTCATGGAACAACAAACCAAAAAGAAGGATGAAGGAGAATACAAACAAAAAATAGAAAAAGAATGGGGACAGAATATGTTGGAAAAACGGCGTCCTGATTTGAAGAAGCACGGACAATGGACAACCAAATTAGGAGAACATATTACAGAAGAATTTATGATTCTCATGGGCAAAACCCCGACAAAACCAGTTATTATTGACGGATATTCTCCCGATGTCGAAGTAGAAGATGCCATGTGGGAAGCAAAAGCACAAACATACTATACTCCCGGAACTGCCGGCGAAAAAATACTGGGGGTTCCCATGAAATATGCGGATGTACCCGAGTTGTATAACAAACCTTTGAAAATCTTATGCATTGGTTGTGCAGAGAAATTATGCCGCGAAAAATACGGTAATTTATGTAGTACACGCACGACTGCAAAAAAACAGAAATTCATTGATTTTTATAAAGAAAACGGTATTGAATGGGTGGGTGCTACGGAACTCATACAACAAATTGTAAACAATGCTGCGTAGAAAGAGAATCAAACAATATACAATACATTTTTTATGGATAATTTATTCTGTAAGACCATCCTACAGAATAAATTACAAATCAAATCTGTCATACAAAAATCTTGTCGCGAACATACAGATAACAATCTGTTACATTCTCAAAATGTCTCTCATGTATGAATAAATCTATTATATTTTTCTTAATTTTGTTGGATTGAACATACATCGATATGATATTCAGTGCACTAATAATATCAAGCCATACATCATCTGCTGTAATTATTCTATGTGTATAAAAACGACTTTTACCATAATCAATCATTTTTGGCATCCATCCATGTGTTTCAATCGTATACGTTTTTCCATCAATCGTGTAATCCAGTGTTTTTTCTTCTGTAGTATCTACCAGTATATTTCCTGAATTGATATCTCCATGAATCACATTATATATCAATGCCAGTTCTATAATAACAGCAGTTATTTGCAAGGTCATTGCTTTAATCAAGTTTATATCATTTTTCTTTGTAAAAAAATCACTAATGTCTCCATTTGCAATGTATTCATACACAAAAAAATGCAATAAATGAGTACCTTTTGAACAAAACGTAATTGGCTTCATTGTTTTGATTATTTTTCTGAAATAACTGGTTTTATCGTCGTTACAAGAAAAATGACAAATGAGACGAGCAGTATTTCGATAGTCTTTTACTTTTTTCAAAATATTTATTTCAGTATATAGATGTCCATTTTCACTATCGTAAATTTTTACAACAACCGGTTCATTGTAGTTTTCTAATGTTGACATAATGACATGCACAAACTCGTCTGGGCGCATAGAAGTTTCTTCTGCAGCTTTTATGGATTCGTAACCAAGCAATAAGTTTTTCCCACAATTTATCTTGTAAGATTCCATTCCATATATGTGTGAACGAGACGTTTTCGGTAACTTTTCGAAAACAAGTTGATTCGGTCTCTTTTTCCGGGTTGTATTGGATGGACTGTTGCGATTTTTTATGGTTTTCATGGTATATTATACTATTATATATTTAGAATAATATCACGAACATACAGATAACAATCTGTGAAAGTAGAGAAATTTAATTCATACAGATTTCTAATATTCTTTGTAAATTGGTCGTTCTCATAATATCTATTCAAAACAACTAACATAATTATAATATCATCCCATACATCATTGGGTGAAACAATAGTATCTCTATAAAATTTACTTTTGCCATAATCAATCATTTTTGGAATAATTCCATGTGTTTCAATTGTATACGTTTTTCCATCAATCGTGTAATCCAGTGTTTTTTCTTCTGTAGTATCTATCATAATATTTCCAGAATTGATATCCCCATGACATATTCTATATATGGATGCTAATTGTATGATAACAGCAGTGATTTGTAAAACAAATGATTTTATCAAGTTTATATCAGTATTCTTTGTAAAAAAATCACTAATGTCACCTGTTACAATGTATTCATACACAAAATAATGTAAGGAATGAGAACCATTGGTACAAAAACGGATTGGTTTCATTGGTTTTATGATTTTGGAAAAGTAATTTTTTTTATCATCCTTACAAGAAAAATGGCATATGAGTTGAGCTGTATTTCTATATCCTTTTATTTTTTCAAGAATTTTTATTTCAATTGGTAGATGGTAGTTGTTCTCATCGTATATTTTTACAACAACAGGTTCATTGTAGTTTTCTAGTTTTGAAATAATGACATGCACGAAATCATCCTGATGCATCGAAGTTTCTTCTGCAGCTTTTATGGATTCGTAACCAAGCAATAAGTTTTTCCCACAATTTATCTTGTAAGATTCCATTCCATATATGTGTGAACGAGACGTTTTCGGTAACTTTTCGAAAACAAGTTGTTTCGGTCTTCTTTTTCGAGTTATATTGGATGGACTGTTGCGATTTTTCACAGACTTCATGTTTTATAGTATCTATATATTTATTTTTTATTAGATAAACAATAAACAAGTAACTTTTGATAATTTATTCTGTAAGACCATACTACAGAATAAATTATAAATCGAATCTATCATACAAAAATCATGTCGCGAACATACACATAACACTCTGTCAAATTCACAAACTGTCTCCTATTTTCTAAGAATTTCAATATTTTTTTGTCAGTATCTTCAAATTGAACATATCTATTTAGAACAGAAAGCACGCTACCTATATCATCACATACAAACTTTATTGGAACATTATCATCATAATCCAGACCTTTTCCATAATCAATCATTTTTGGAATAATTCCATGGGTTTCCATGGTGATAGTTTCGTTCTCGATACAATAATAAATCGTTTTTTCTTCTGTGGTATCTATCATAATATTTCCGGAGTTGATATCCCCATGAGATATTTTATATACAGATGCCAATTCTATGATAACTGCAGTTAGTTGCAAAGCAAATGATTTAACCACATCTATATTTGTATTCTTTGTAAAAAAAGTACTGATGTCTCCGTTTGCAATGTATTCATACACAAAATAATGCAAGAGATGAGAACCATTGGTACAAAAACGGATTGGTTTTATGATTTTAGAAAAGTAATTTTTCTTATCATCCTTACAAGAAAAATGGCAAATTAATCGAGCTGTATTTTTGTAACCGTTTATCTTTTCTAAAATTCTTATTTCACTAATTAGATGTCTGGCTGCATTATCATATATTTTTACAACAACCGGTTCATTATAATTTTGTAGTTTGGATTTTATAACATGCACAAATTCGTCCTGATGCATCGAAGTTTCTTCTGCAGCCTTTATGGATTTATAACCGAGTAATAAGTTTTTCCCACAATTTACCTTGTAAGTTGACATATCATATATGCGCGAACCAAGACATTTTGGTAATTTTTCGAAAACAAGTGGATTCGGTCTCCTTTTCCGAGTTGTATTGGATGGACTGTTGCGATTTTTTATGGTTTTCATGGTATATTATAAGATACTATTATATATTTACAACTTTGTCACGAACATACACATAACAATCTGTGAAAGTAGAGAAATTCAATTCATATAAATTTCTGATATTTTTTGTAAATTGGTCAGAATGAATATATTTTTGTAGAACATCAAACACGCTATTTACATCATGCCATACATAGTCTGGTGAAAAATCTTCTTTGTAAAAATTACTTCTGCCATAATCAATCATTTTTGGAATAATTCCATGTGTTTCAATGGTGAAGGTTTGGTTCTCAATACAATAATCCAGTGTTTTTTCTTCTGTGGTATCTATCATAATATTTCCGGAATTGATATCTCCATGATATATTCTATATATGGATGCTAATTGTATGATAACAGCGGTGATTTGTAAAACAAATGATTTTATCAAGTTTGTATCAGTATTCTTTGTAAAAAAATCACTAATGTCTCCCGTTGCAATGTATTCATACACAAAATAATGAAATGGATGAGAACCATTGCTGCAAAAACGGATTGGTTTCATGATTTTTCTAAAGTAATTTTTCTTATCATCCTTACAAGAAAAATGACAAATGAGACGAGCTGTATTTCGATAATCTTGTATTTTTTCGAGAATTTTTAGTTCAATATTCAAATGTCTATTTTCACTATCATATATTTTTACAACAACAGGTTCATTGTAGTCTTTTAGCTTTGATATAATTACATGCACAAAGTTGTCTTTATCCATAGAAGTTTCTTCTGCTGCCTTTATGGATTTATAACCGAGCAATAAGTTTTTCCCACAATTTACTTTGTAAGTTGACATGTCAAAAATACGTGAACGAGAACATTTTGGTAATTTTTCAAAGATAAGTAGTTTTGGTCTCTTTTTCCGGGTTGTATTGAATGGACTGTTGTTTCGGTTTTTTATGGTTTTCATGGTTTTATAGTTCTATATATAGAGACACATAAAATAACATAGATTATTTGATAAAAAATTTCCAAAAAAAGACCTCCCGGAGAAGGACCTCCAACAAATATATCTTAGTTGATTTTATTTTTTTGAAAAGGTTTTTGTATTTTTTTTTCAACTCTCTCTCAAAATAAAGTAAAAGAAGTAACGATTATATAACGCTTTTGTGACGTTTTTATAACAATATTGTGACGTTTTTTAATAAAAATGTCACAATTTGTAACTGAATTTATAATTTAGAAAGTATTTAGAAAAAGTATTATAACGCTATATAAATGCCTGAAATAGATTATTCGAAAACAGTTATTTACAAAATAAAGTGCAAACAGTCAGAAATTAAATCCGTTTTTTTCGGTCATACCACATCATTTCGTAAATGCAAATATGATATTCGAAATAACTGCATAAAAGGTAAGACTGGTGAAATGTATGACACAATTCGCGAAAACGGTGGATTCGATAATTGGACCATATACATTATCGAGCGATATCGAGAATGTATGACAAAACAAGACGCGATACTTCGTGTGGAAAAGATGTATAAAGAAGAAAATGACAAAAAAATGCCGCCAAACTCCGCCAAAATGCCGCCAAACTCCGCCAAAATGCCGCCAAACTCCGCCAAAATGCCGCCAAACTCCGCCAAAATGCCGCCAAATCCCGCCAATATTTCAAAAGAATATTTTTGTACTAATTGTGGTAATAAATTTACAAGAAAAGATTCACTCAAAAAACATGTAAAATTTCGATGTAAACAAATTATACAAGAGGTGGATATTCTCAAGCAAAAACTTGTAGAAAAAGAACAAGAAATCGATAGTCTAAAAAAACAGATGACATGTCAGACCAATACACACATAAATAATACAAATAATACCAATAATGTAAATGCCAACAGTAATAACCGAACCATAAACAATATCGTCAATAACAATATTATTGAACTCGGAAAAGAAGACCTCACCAATTTTTTTACACAAAAACAACAAGTGGTAGATAACAATGAATTCAATTTATTATATTGTATTATAAATTCATCAAAATTTGTCATGCTATTTTTTAAATTATAAAAATCGTAATTTTGATAATATGGATAAAACATCTCACGTGGAATAAAAACAGGAAAGTCTACATTAATATTAGTTTCATGTAGATTTTCAATATTTACTAATGAATTTTGATAACAAATACATACATTATTTCCTGTTACACCTTTTTACATTTCAAACGCCGATTTTTATATTAATTTGTTTTTTATAAATTAATATAAAGAATTAAAATGTATACTATGTATATAACTAAAAATGGTTTTTTATAGTTGCGAAAAATGTGGTAAACAATTTAGTCAAAAAGGACATTACAATAAACATATCAATAAAAAACTACCTTGTGTTAATGAAACAAAACTTAAAGAAATTATAGGTGTAGTTGTTAATGAAAAATTGAATGAAATTAATAATAAAAAAGAAAAAATTGATTTATTTATTTCAAAAGATTTAGAAGAAACTATAAACACAGAAATACCAACTATGACAACAAAACATAATTTAGGGCAATATTTTACAACCCATAATGAACTCAAAGAAAAGGTATTTGAGTTTATCTTAAATACACCATCTAATATTTTAGAACCATCTATGGGACAAGGTGATTTAATTACATTTATTACAGATAAAATACCAAGTATAACATTTGATATGTATGAAATTGATACAAAAATTAAATTATTGGATAAAATACAAAAAGATAAGGTTATTTATGGAGATTTTATGACACAAACAATTACAAAAACATACAAAACAATAGTAGGAAATCCGCCTTATGTTAGAACTAAAAAAGGGAACTTATATATTGATTTTACAGAAAAATGTTATAATTTACTTGACGATAATGGCGAGTTGATATTTATTGTTCCATCTGATTTTCTTAAATTAACAAGTGCATCAAAATTATTGAATGTTATGATGACAAATGGAACATTTACTCACATATTCCATAATCATAACGAAAAAATGTTTGAGAACGCATCTATTGATGTTATTGTTTTTAGATATTGTAAAAATAGTTTAATTGATAAAAAAGTATTATATAACGACAAATTACTCTATATTACAAACAGCAACGGATTAATTACTTTTGGAGAAGAAGAAAATAATAATAGTGTCTTGTTTCAAGACTATTTTGACATTTATGTTGGTCTTGTTAGTGGAAAAGAAGAAGTTTATAAAAATGAGGAACTTGGTAATATAGAAGTATTAAATGGTGAAGATAAAATTGATAAATATATTTATATTGAAAACTACCCTTGTGATAATGAGAAAATTAATAAACATTTATCACATCACAAAAAAGAACTTATTGAAAGAGGAATACGAAAGTTTAATGAAAATAATTGGTTTGAATGGGGAGCACCAAGAAATATTACTACCATAAACACTAATCTTGGTAAAGATTGTATTTACATTTATAATTTAACACGGAAACAAAATGTATCATTTTTAGGTAAAGTGAATTATTTTGGTGGTGGTTTAATAATGCTTAAACCAAAAAAAAAGTGCAATTTAAATAATATAGTATCATACATAAATAGCAATACATTCAAAGATAATTTTATGTTTTCTGGAAGGTTTAAAATAGGACATAGACAAATATGTAATTCTTATATTCCAAGTGAATATCTATAAATCTAATGTCCGTATATTTGACATAAATGTTTCTTTCCAACTTGGTTTTGGTTTTTGTAAGCAATCAATAAATAGTTTTATCTTTTTGTTTATGTTTTCATATTTAAATGTTCTATTTTTATCCCAGCAAACTTGAAATGGTAAATTATTTATATTTGGTGTTAATATTGTCAATCCTTTTACACTATTAACAATTATATCACTCGTATCTGTTTTATTTAACACTATGAAATAGTAATCTTTTTTGTTATTAGTGTTATATTTTTTATTTTTTAATTTATTGAAAAGTATATCACTCATCTTACCATTTTCATAAGATTTATCCCTATGAATATCTAATATTTCATTCGTGTAAGCATATACACACATCGCCAAATTACCAGTATTATCGCTTGTTATTGTAGTAGTTGTTTTTATATTGATTGGAACCCACCCATACATATAATCAAATGCTAAAATATCATACCACATTCTAATTTTAGGTTTTTTTATTTTTTCACCAAACTTTTCAATAAGTAATTTAATTACTTCATCTTCATCAATACAACTATTTATTCTACCATCTTCATTTTGAGTTGAAAACTGAAATGCTTGTAATTTCAAATATTTTTTAATTTTATACATAATTAAAGGTAATTGTTTTAATCTCAAAATGCACCCCCTAAACCATTTTTGTATTTTTATTATTTTAGTTTCATCAATCGCTAATGATGAAAGTGATGTAGTTATTGCTTCAATTTTTAAATTCATTTTTGAATTATTCATATAGTAATTATAATACTTATTGTTATAAGTATTTTATTTCAATTTTTTTATAAATCAATTTTATAGAAAAATAATTCAATAATATATATGCCTTCTCATAAAAGTAATGATTATAAATTAACAGCAGTTCAATATTATTTAGTTGAAGATAAAACACAAGAAGAAGTTTGTAAAATATTCAAATGCACTCCAAGAAGTTTAATGCGTTGGGTTAATCAATACAAAAATGAAGGTAATGTAAATATCCATTATAGAAAACCAGTTGCTTACAAAGTTAAAAAAGAATATGTTAAATTATTAGTTGATGAAATAAATAAAAATAAAACAATTACATTACACGAGTTAAACCAAAAACTTAAAGACAAATACAAAGATGCTAATTTATCTACAACGCAGATTTTTAGAGTAATTAATGATAATAATATAACTTTGAAACTCACAAGAATTAGACACGAACCAGTAAAACGATTTGGTAAAGATATAAATATTAATTCAAAAATAAAAGAGTTTTATGATGAAGTGAAAAAATACAAAATAGAGGATATTATTTGTATTGATGAAACGAGCATAAAATCATTACAAAAACGAAATCGTTGTTATAGTAATAAAGGTAAGCGTTGTGTAATAAAAACACAATCACAAGAAGTATTCAAAAAATATACTGGTGTATTTGCGATTTCTGTAAATGGTGTTGTAAATTGGGATTTGTATGAAAAGGGTGGAATAAATACCGATAGAATTACACATATAAACTACATAAGTAAATATATTTATGTAATTTTGTTTGCAATGTTCTTATCATTTGAAGTCATATGCGTCCTTTTCCAAAATACGCGATTGTAAATTGGATTGAAAGGGTATCTCAACATTATCCTGTGGGTTAATGAACGGGTGTTCCCATCGAGCATGTTCTGCGTCACGAAACATCCAAGCCGGGTGGGTGGCACGGGATTCTTCTATAAATGGCATTGCTTCTTTGTACACATATGGGTTAGAATCCGACATATGCAAGCTATATTCATTCTGTTGGATAATATCGCGATTCAATGGTCGTGATAGACCTCGAAAATCACTCTCCAATTCAATCGAATTCGTATATAAGTTCGCACCCCATCCTTGAAGACGAATCTGTGGGTCCATTTGAAATGGCATATGGATACCATTTCCGGGGCGGTTTAAATAATAATTTTCAATAGCAGCCGTTTCATCTAATTTTTTTTGGATTCTTGCAGGGTCATCATGAAATCGTGTAAAAGACATAGAATCGTTTATTTTATGAGTAGAAAATAATTCGACAATAGAATAGAAGGAAAAGCAGACAATTTATTTGTTGGATAAATAGAATAAAAACAATATGACAATTTAATTAACCATTCACCACATGACAAAGAGTTCTCCTAAAATATGTCTAAACATGATTGTGAAAAACGAGAGTCGCGTCATAGTACGTTTGTTTGATTCTGTAGTCAATCTCATCGATGGATATTGTATTTGTGATACAGGAAGTACGGATAATACGGTCGAACTAATCACCGAATATTTTCGCTCCAAAGGAATACCAGGAAAAGTCGTTCAAGAACCGTTTCGTGACTTCGGCTACAATCGTACCTTTGCATTACAGGCAGTTCGTTCTATGAAAGACATGGATTATGTTCTTCTATTGGATGCAGATATGGTTCTTACAGGTGCTTATATGGAATCCAAAGAAAATGCACAACAGTTCAAATCACTCCTCGCTAATAACAACAAGGACCTCTACTATATTTGTCAGGGTACTCCTACTTATTTCTATAAAAACGTTCGTATCGTTCGAAATGACATGGAGTTTACCTATTGGGGAGTCACACACGAATATGTATCGACCCCGCCGAATACAACTACCGACAGCATTGATAATTCTGCTCTATTTATTAATGATATTGGAGACGGTGGTTCTAAAACAGATAAATTCGAGCGAGATATTCGGCTCTTGAAAAAAGGGCTCGAAGAATTACCGGATAATGACCGATATACATTTTATCTCGCCAATAGTTACCGAGACGCGGGTCATCCACAAGAAGCGATTGATACTTACAGAAAACGTATTCAAATAGGGGGGTGGATAGAGGAAACCTGGCAGAGTTATTATAATATCGGTATTTGCTACAAACGCATGGGAGAAACCGAAAAAGCTTTAAATGCGTGGTTGGAGGGATATGACCATCATCCAAAGAGAATTGAGAATCTGTATGAAGTCATCCATCATTATCGTTGTAATGGAAAGAATCGACTCGCTTATTTTTATTATTTATTAGCAGACCGGTCACGACGTCAATGGGGTGCATCCAATGATTATCTGTTTTTACAAAAGGATGTGTATGATTATAAAATAGATTATGAGCTATCGATTATTGGATACTATGTCAATGAGGACAATTATGATTTATTAAAAACAAGCATGAAAGTTCTCTCGTATCCGTATGTCGAAGATTACATACAGAATAATGTTCTCAGCAACTACAAATTTTACACAAAACGATTGGTGGAATCGGCTTCTCCTGCCCCTGGCAACATGCGGTACATGTTGGAAAACGCAACAAAATCTCTGCAAATTGACGCCGACACAGAATATGTTACAAGTACACCATCTATTTGCAGACAAGGGAATCGTCTGTATGTGAATGTTCGATATGTAAATTACCGAATCGACGATAATGGAAATTATGTGAATCGTGACAAAATACGAACCAAAAACGCAATTGCGGTGTTTGATATGATTCCCGCGGCTACAAACACAAATGACTACCGTATCCAACTCTTACAGGAATTTGAATTAAATTATGACCGCATGGTGGACGATTATTATGAAGGGTTAGAAGATGTACGTCTATTTGCTTATGGGAATGAAATCCTATATAATGCGAATCGTGGGTTACCAAACGGTCATATGACAGTAGAACATGGAAAAATTGACATTGAGTTGAAATCGACATATAGTAATGTATGGTTGAAAAATTCAAGTGCTCCTGGGTCGAGAATCGAAAAAAATTGGGTATTAATTCCGCGAAAAGACCCTCAACAAGAAAGTACCCTCAAAGCGATTTATCATTGGTCACCGGCACTTATTATCGGAGATATTAAAGAAGACACTTTTGTAGAAACTCATCGCAGAAATGTTCCGACGTTTTTCAAATATTTACGCGGTTCCACCAATGGAATTCTTATCGACAACGAAATGTGGTTTATGTGTCATGCAGTGAGTTACGAAGACCGTCGGTATTATTATCATATAGTAGTGGTGTTGGATGCAGAATCTTTTGAAATGAAACGTTATACACCGTTTTTTACATTTGAAGGCGCGAAAGTCGAATACACCCTGGGTATGGTATACTTAGAGGAGACTCATACATTTTTGATTGGATATAGTGTGTATGACAAAGAGACAAAGTATATGTTTTTGAGACGAGATGTGTTGGAAACTATGTGTATAACACCATGAGACGGTCCATTCTGAAAATCTATACAATATATATACACAACATCGATATACAATGACAGAAGACCAAAACAACCGGAACATGAAAATAGTGGGATTTGCAATTATCGGAGTATTTTCAATGTTTGCCTTTTTTATGATATCGTTGTTCGGAAAATACCTGTTAAAAATAGATAATTCTAAACCGGACTCCAAACAAGACACAGGAGCATGGATGGGAACATTGGCGATGATAGTATTAGGAACATTGCTGGTTTTCATGATATTGTTTTGATGATTTTTACACACATCAAACCACCCAGAATTATAGTTTAGCCGTTCAATTCGATACCATGAGGATTCATAAAATATCTGTATAGTATATGTTATGAAAATTTATAAAATAGGTATCCTTTATGGAATGCTATTCCTGTTATTTTTCCTATTATTACTATACAATATAGTTTCGGTGTGTTCTATATTAAAAGAAGGGTTCACACAGGAAGAATCTGCATCTATTGGGAAAACACAGACCTTATTGTACAACGCTACCCCGGTGAGTAAAATCGAACTTCGTGGTGGAAACAATTGGTTACATATGAGTGAATTCAATCTGTATGGACCAAATAATCAACTCTTGATATATAATACTGATTATGTGTTGGATATAAACACAACTCCCAAATTTTATCGAAATATATACATTAGTTCGGTGGTATATATCAATCCAGATTATCCGCCCATATTACCTCCAGAACTTGGATTTCAATTTTTGTTTGATGGAGACCCAGTTACTTTTTTTCATTCAGGCTCAAACAAAGACGTTGTGTTTACGGTACAGATGAAGACTCCTACCTATATTACAAAAATGGTAGTGAGAAATCGTGAAGACTGTTGTTGGAACAGATTAATGAATTTTACGTTTTATTTGTATGATGAAAAGAATCAAGTAGTTCAATCCAAACAAATGAATGACACTTCTTTGATTAGCTATCAGCCTGATATATCTGTTATAAAAAATATCACAACATTTAGACAAGAAATATTACAACGACGTATGTATGACAATCTTGTATCTTATATGTTTTCACCATATGGTTATATGTATGGAAGTTGGATAGGATATAGTCAATATAAACTACCGATTTTAGAAAGAAAAATAATGGGTAATGAAAGTGTGTATCTCATTGAAGATGACACAACTGTGAAAATGGTATCAGATAAAGGTGATGCAAAATATTACAAAGGAAGTATCGCAATGTTTGACCCCACAAAATGGATGTCGTATATTTCTGCGGGGGATGGATATAAGATTCAATTGTTTGACCAAATGTCAGTAGTTACGACTCCTGCACCTACGACTCCTGCACCTACGACTCCTGCACCTACGACTGCCGTTTCAACAACTCCATATTATGCGCCGATATATACTACACTTTCACCATCTGATTATTGGATGAATATTACCAATCAATCATTATTATACAATCTGTAATAGGTCGGTTTGATTTCCATGCCATTTTTCAAAAATCGCTTGTCCAGTCTTTTATTCCGATTGCACTTTAGAGCAACAAATCATACAATATATATTTCTCACATACAATATATATTGTTTACCAAATGAAATTCAGACTCAGTTCCTTTTCTATATTTTTAATTCTATTGATTCTGTTGGTTCTCATCATGTTATTCATGAATTGGCAATTATTTAAGAAAAATAAAGAATCTTTTGTGAATTTTCAAAACAACAATCCCAGTACATATGGTTCCATGGTATATATACCACAATATACAAGTGATTCAACTCACAAGGTAATATCATTGTATGACAATGTGTACTTTGACCATAAAAATGGAAATTTAATTGAAGTGAATAGTTCAACATGTGCACCGAACAGCCCGGCAACGTCTTGTACAGACAATACAGGAATCAGTATTTCCGAAATATACATTGTTCCAAGAAACGGTGAATCAGTCACTATTTACCCATCCAGTACGGTTAATCCAGATGGGTCGATACCTTCATTTTCTACAAAAGAGAGTTTAAACAAAACCATTACACCCAGTTACAATCAGTTCTCTTACAGAACAAAATGTCCGAATACAGATAAATACCAGGTGTTTTACATTTCATGGAATTTAGACACCTACATTTATTTAGTGAATATTACCCCCACTACAAATGGAAAATCCGTAAAGGTCTTTTATATTACACCAGAAGGATTGATTAATACTCAAACCACCAACAATGTAGATTTGCCTCCTTTTTTGACGGGTTCACAGAATTATCCATCGGTGACAGACCCCAAAGACAATACATCATACAGTGATTCTAAATATTTAGGAGGTGCTGTGCAAGTTTATCAAGTAGCTCAAAACATTTTGTATGATATCAAGAATGGTAATTTAATATTAATTGGTTCTGATGGTGCTACTACTACCACTCCTGCAGCTACTACTCCTGCAGCTACCACTCCTGCAGCTACTACTGCCAAAAGAGCGGATGGGTCTACCCCGGCTGCGACCACCACCCCGGCTGCGACTACCAGTACATCGGCACCTGGCGCGACATCTTACAGTGTATATAGCCGAAGCGGTTCTGGAACAACCATTACACCTACTGCTGATACGCCTCTTCAAAATATTGTCGACAAATTAAACGTATTCACTGTTTTTGATAAGAAAGGAGGAATGGTGTTGGTAATTGCTTATAAGACAAACACGGTTATTTCAACTATTATTCCACGCAAAAATGTAAATGCATATTATTTGGAGAAAACTGTGCGTTTCAATAATACGGGTGTTGTAACCAATGCATCCAATGATACGGGTGCCGGTTCTACTTCTACTACTGCATCTGGTGTAGGTACCGGAGCTGGTGGAGCTGGTGCGGCAGGTGGTTGTCCATTTATGACTCCAACCACAGGACCAACCAGTGGTCCACGTGCTCTCTCGAGTTGCCCATTGATGGACCAATCAGGTAACTGGAAAGATAGTTATAACGTAAGTAAAGCGAATTTTGATATGAGCAAGCAATGCGGGGATGATGTTTCCTGTAAGTGGTACTGGTATTTCAAAAATTTATCCGACATAAATAATACACAAAATTATTTCTCGGATGATTATTTTGCAAAAACCGAAGTAGTTCCTCCTGTTTGCCCAAAATGCCCGAATTGTCCATCCTCTGGGGTTTGTACCAATTGCGGTGGTGCAGGTGGTTCCGGTACAGTGAATGTCACTACAACTCCTGCTGCTACCACCGTTGCAGTTACTACTCCTGCTGCTACCACCGCTGCAGCTACTACTCCTGCTTCCACCATCGCTACAACAACACTTGGTGCAGCAACAACTGGTACATTGGGTGGAAATAAAAACTCCATTGGAGGTGTAGCTAACAATGTGATTGATACAGCGGGTAATGTAGTTAGTAATGTAGGAACTGGTGCAGTTGGACTCCTCAAGGAAACTGGTTCAGGAGCAGTTGGACTCCTCAAGGAAACTGGTTCAGGAGCAGTTGGACTCCTTAAGGAAACGGGTTCAGGTGCCGCTGGATTTCTCAAGGAAACGGGTTCGGGTGCAGTTGGACTTCTTAAAGACATCGGGTCTGGAATCAAGAATCTGGGTGAAGGGTCATTGCAAACCCGGGGAAGCACTACAGGAACCATCACAGGATATAGTAGTGGTGCACCAGTTGCCGCGGGAAGTGGGTTCGGACCACTTCAAGTAGGAGGACAATCTGTAGGACAAATCCAACCAATTGGTCAAACCACCACAAGTGGTGCACTCAGTCAAGTATCAGCAAGAAATTTCGGGGACATGAATTCTCCAGCACCAGTTGATAATTATTCATATTATGGTGCTCTGCAATCTAAAGGTGGGGATTATATGCCAGTTACAGCGGATTTTAGTTCTTTCCGTAAATAGAATCGAATCTTGTAATGTAGATAACATGATATTTTGTAGTAAAATAATATATCATGACATATAATGACACCATTTTGGTGTGTAATATTTAGCAAATATAAATAATATTACATAATACAATACACAAAATAAAATTATAATTTTCCAAAAAATTTATTTTACAGAGTAATAAACATAAATTTAATATATGCTTTTATTATAATATAATGTATTGCACAACACAAAAGCAATGTATATCTGTTAGACCCAATACATTTGGAACTTATATTGGTCCGACTGGTCCGACAGGTATTACCGGACCTACTGGAACGGTAGGTCCGACAGGACCTGTTGGAACGGGTCCAACCGGTCCAGCAGGACCAATCGGACCAATGGGTCCAACCGGATTTACTGGAGCAACCGGTGCAATTGGTCCAGGTGTTCTTGCGGGATTTTTAAAAGCTTACAGAAACATATATCAACCAATATCTCCTAACTCCAATGTAGTTTATAATACAATAGAATCGGTATTTAGTGATGGTGATATTATTTTAGATAGAACAACAGGTGTATTCATATTGAAACACGGGCGAACATTTCGTATTCGTGCGAACCCAGGACATTGTTCTTTTAGTACAAATTTTGGATATGCAAATTTTCAAATTTATAACATAACAGATAATAAATACGTAGGAACACCTGTAAGTTATTTACCACAAGCAATACCATTTATATTTGCATCTACAGGAACATTAGAATATGTGGTATCAGTGGAACAACAACCTACAAGTTATGCGGTAAAATTATTAAATGCTTTTGATTTAAGTTATATCTCTTATAATTACGTTGCATGGTTAGATATTGAAGTTATCGGTGGAAATGCGCCAGTAATGTATGGTGTTACTGGTAATACTGGATTTACAGGTCAAACTGGACCTACTGGTATGACTGGTTATACAGGTGCTACTGGTTTTACTGGTTTTACTGGAAATACGGGTCCTACGGGTGCGGCTGGTCTTACTGGGTCAACTGGTAATACTGGATTCACGGGTCCAACTGGGTTCACTGGTCATACCGGTATTACTGGAACAACGGGTTCTACTGGAACCACCGGATTTACGGGTGCAACTGGATTCACTGGTCATACTGGTCTCACTGGTTCTACTGGACCCACTGGATTCACTGGTGCAACCGGATTCACTGGTGATACTGGTATTACCGGAACAACAGGTTCTACTGGACCTACCGGATTTACGGGTGCAACTGGATTCACAGGTCATACTGGTCTTACTGGTAGTACCGGTCCAACTGGGTTTACTGGCGCAACTGGATTTACGGGTCATACTGGTATTACCGGAACAACGGGTTCTACTGGACCTACTGGATTTACGGGTGCAACCGGATTTACGGGTCATACTGGTATAACGGGTACTACAGGTCCAACTGGATTCACAGGTGCTACCGGATTCACGGGTCATACTGGTCTTACTGGAACGACGGGTACTACAGGTCCAACTGGGTTTACTGGCGCAACTGGATTTACGGGTCATACTGGTCTTACTGGAACGACGGGTACTACAGGACCTACTGGATTCACAGGTGCAACTGGTCATACTGGTATTACTGGAACAACGGGTACTACAGGTAGAACCGGACCCACCGGATTTACTGGTGCAACTGGACATACTGGTATTACTGGAACAACGGGTACTACAGGTCCAACTGGGTTTACTGGCGCAACTGGGTTTACTGGCGCAACTGGGTTTACTGGTCATACTGGTGCTACTGGTATTACGGGACCAACTGGTCCTACTGGATATACTGGTGCCACTGGTATTACAGGACCTACTGGTGCTGCTGGTATTGGTGTAGTTGCGAGTATTGCAAAGGCTTATCGTAACACATTCCAAAATTTGAGTGTGAGTTCAAACATTGTCTACAATACTCAGGAATTTTTATTCAGTTCCGACATTATCATTGATTATACAAGTGGGTTGTTTTATTTACAATCTGGTAGAACGTATCGCATGCGTGCGAATCCTGGTCATTGTACATTTTTCTCAGCGTACGGGTATGCTGATTTTCAATTTTGGAATGTAACATACAGTAGGGGAGAAGGAGTATCTGTAAGATATCTCCCACAAGCAACACCTCTCATATTTGCATCTACTGGAACATTAGAATATATTATAAATGCAACAGAACCATTAATATTTTCTGTAAAATTAATTGGGCAAAATGATTTGGACGCGATATCTGCAAACAATTTTTATGCATGGGTAGACATACAAGTGATTGCTGGTAATGCACCAGTGTTATTAGGTGTAACTGGTAATACCGGGTTCACTGGGTTTACTGGACCTACTGGGTTTACTGGACCTACTGGATTAACTGGGTCGACTGGGTCGACTGGAACAACGGGACAAACGGGTCCAACCGGATTTACCGGACCAACCGGACCAAGCGGTTCAACTGGTTCTACGGGGCAAACTGGACAAACAGGTCAAACTGGTCCGACAGGACATACGGGTCCGACTGGTGTTACTGGAACAACCGGTCAAACGGGTCAAACTGGACCCACTGGACATACTGGACCCACTGGACCCACTGGAGCAACCGGTAAAACGGGTCAAACGGGTCAAACTGGTCCCACTGGACATACTGGTCCCACTGGACCCACTGGAGCAACAGGTCAAACCGGTCAAACGGGTCCGACAGGACATACTGGACCCACTGGACCCACTGGAGCAACAGGTCAAACCGGTCAAACTGGACAAACTGGTCCCACTGGACATACTGGACCCACTGGACCCACTGGAGCAACCGGTCAAACGGGTCAAACGGGTCAAACTGGACCCACTGGACATACTGGACCCACTGGACCTACTGGAGCAACCGGTCAAACCGGTCAAACCGGTCAAACTGGTCCCACTGGACCGACAGGACCTACCGGAACAACCGGTCAAACGGGTTTTACTGGAATAACAGGTCCTACTGGAACAACCGGACCAACTGGATGCACTGGACCAACTGGACCTATTGGAACGGGTCCGACTGGTTTTACGGGTGCAACAGGACCAGCCGGAATTGGTGTTTTAGCCAGCTACATGAAAGCAATTAATACCAATTATCAAACCTTGGGTACAGGTGATAGAGTGATTTATAATACAATCGAAGCAAATTTTGGAGAAGATATTAATTTGAACCAATCTACTGGTCAATTTTCATTACAATCAGGAAGAACCTATCGCATTCGTGCCAATCCAGGATTCTGTAATTTTGTAGATGCATATGGTTTTGCCGAGTTCAGATTTTACGATGAAACAATCGGTCAACAAGGATATGTTGGAAAATCCGTGAAATATTTACCGCAAGCGACACCTATTGTATTTGCTTCTACAGGTGCTCTTGAATATATTATAAATGCAACAACACCCTTAGTATATTCTGTAAGATTAGTCAGTTCAAACAATTTAATAAATATTTCGGATACATATCCTGCATGGTTAGATATTGAAGTCATTGGTGGAAATGCTCCAATTACTTATGGTGTTACAGGTAATACAGGTCACACTGGTTTTACGGGTCCAACAGGGTTCACCGGTTCTACGGGTGTAACAGGTCCTACTGGACCAGCCGGAATTGGTGTACTTGCAAGTGTTATGAAAATGTATAATAGTACATTCCAAGAAATTTCTATAGGGTCTAATGTAACATTTGATAAAACGGAATTTTCTTTTGGGGGGGATATTACAGTGGATTCTCTTGGAAATATTAATCTGTTGGCTGGAAGAACTTACCGTATTCGAGCAAATCCGGGTTTCTGTACTTTTGGTTCTGCGTATGGGTATGCGAGTTTTCAAATATATCAATTAAATAACACACCAAGTACCAATCCAGAAGGAGTAGGAAATCCAGTGAAATATGTCCAACAAGCGTCCTTATTAATATTCTCTTCCACAGGAACCATAGAATATATTGCGAATGTAGTTACTCCAACAACATATGCTGTAAGACTAATTGATGCAGTTGACCTTTCGTTTATTTCATTTGGAAATTACTCTTCATGGTTAGATGTGGAAGTGATTGCAGGAAATGCGCCTGTTTTATTGGGCGTAACGGGTAATACAGGTCCAACAGGAATAGCTGGACCAACTGGTAATACAGGTATGACTGGACCTACAGGTCCACTTGGAACAGGTTCTACTGGATTTACAGGACCAACTGGACCAACAGGGCTCACCGGACCTACTGGCACTACTGGTCAAACCGGACCAACCGGGCATACTGGACCATCTGGTTCTACTGGTAATACAGGTACAACTGGTACTACTGGAACAACTGGACCTACGGGTCATACTGGACCATCTGGTTCTACTGGTAATACAGGTACAACTGGTACTACTGGAACAACTGGTCCTACAGGTTTTACTGGACCATCTGGTTCTACTGGTAATACAGGTACAACTGGTACTACTGGAATAACTGGTCCCACTGGTCATACTGGTCCATCTGGTTCTACTGGTAATACGGGTACAACCGGTAGAACTGGACAAACCGGACCTACTGGTTTTACTGGAGGAACCGGCTTTACCGGTTCTACGGGTCAAACCGGATTCACTGGTCCTACTGGTCATACTGGACCAACAGGCGTTACCGGTTCTACTGGACAAACAGGACAAACCGGTTTCACTGGTCCTACTGGGCATACCGGTCCATCGGGTGCTACTGGTAATACTGGTATAACAGGTGCGACTGGACAAACCGGACCTACTGGTCATACTGGACCATCTGGTGCTACCGGTAATACTGGTATAACAGGTGCTACTGGACAAACCGGACCTACTGGGCATACTGGTCCATCTGGTGCAACTGGTAATACGGGTATAACAGGTGCTACTGGACAAACTGGACCCACTGGTCATACTGGACCATCAGGTGCAACTGGTAATACGGGTATAACAGGTGCTACTGGACCTACTGGACATACCGGTCCATCGGGTGCAACTGGTAACACGGGTATAACAGGTGCTACTGGACCTACGGGTCATACTGGACCATCGGGTGCTACTGGTAACACGGGTATAACAGGTGCTACTGGTGTAACTGGACCTACGGGACATACAGGTCCATCCGGTTCTACTGGAGCCACTGGTACAACTGGTAGAACCGGTGCAACAGGACCTACTGGGCATACTGGAGCAACAGGTTTTACCGGTTTTACGGGTCAAACTGGACAAACGGGTCCAACCGGATTTACTGGACCAACCGGACCAAGCGGTTCAACTGGTTCTACGGGGCAAACTGGTCAAACGGGTCCTACAGGATTTACTGGACCAACCGGACCAAGCGGTTCAACTGGTTCTACGGGGCAAACTGGTCAAACAGGTCCTACAGGATTTACTGGACCAACCGGACCGACTGGACCCACGGGTCCTACTGGTACAACTGGTCCTACTGGTACAACTGGTCCTACTGGTACAACTGGTTCAACCGGTCCTACTGGTCCAATGGTTACAGGACCTACTGGTACAACAGGACCTACAGGACCAACTGGATGCACTGGACCAACTGGACCAGTCGGAACGGGTCCGACTGGTTTTACGGGTGCAACAGGACCAGCCGGAATTGGTGTTTTAGCCAGCTACATGAAAGCAATTAATACCAATTATCAAACCTTGGGTACAGGTGATAAAGTGATTTATAATACAATCGAAGCAAATTTTGGAGAAGATATTAATTTGAACCAGTCGACTGGACAATTTTCATTACAATCAGGAAGAACCTATCGTATTCGTGCCAATCCAGGATTCTGTAATTTTGTAGATGCCTATGGTTTTGCCGAGTTTAGATTATATGATGAAACAATCGGTCAACAAGGATATGTTGGAAAATCCGTTAAATATTTACCTCAAGCGACACCTATTGTATTTGCTTCTACAGGTGCTCTTGAATACATTGTAACAACCACTTCAACTTTAGTATATTCTGTAAGATTAGTCAGTTCAAACAACTTGGTCAATATTTCGGATACATATCCTGCATGGTTAGATATTGAAGTCATTGGTGGAAATGCCCCGATTACCTATGGCGTGACAGGTAATACTGGTCATACTGGTTTTACGGGTCCAACAGGATTTACTGGTTCTACGGGTATAACAGGTCCTACTGGACCAGCCGGAATTGGTGTACTTGCAAGTGTTATGAAGATGTATAATAGTACATTCCAAGAAATTTCTATAGGGTCCAATGTAACATTTGATAAAACGGAATTTTCTTTTGGGGGGGATATTACAGTGGATTCTCTTGGAAATATTAATCTGTTGGCTGGAAGAACTTATCGTATTCGTGCAAACCCGGGTTTCTGTACTTTTGGTTCTGCATATGGATATGCAAGTTTCCAAATTTACCAATTGAACAATACTCAAAGTACCAACCCAGAAGGAGTAGGAAATCCAGTGAAATATGTCCAACAAGCGTCCTTATTAATATTCTCTTCTACAGGAACCATAGAATATATTGCGAATGTAGTTACTCCAACAACATATGCTGTGAGATTAATTGATGCAGTTGACCTTTCATTTATTTCATTTGGAAATTTTTCTTCTTGGTTGGATGTAGAAGTGATTGCAGGAAATGCGCCTGTTTTGTTGGGTGTAACGGGTAATACAGGTCCTACTGGAAATACTGGAACAACTGGTTCTACAGGTATGACTGGACCTACAGGTCCACTTGGAACAGGTTCTACTGGATTTACAGGACCAACCGGACCCACTGGACCCACTGGGCTCACAGGACCTACTGGAGTCACTGGAACAACTGGTTTTACTGGACCTACTGGAACAACTGGACCCAGTGGGTCCACGGGTAATACGGGTCCGACGGGACTTACAGGTAACACTGGAAATACTGGACCTACTGGAAATACTGGACCTACTGGACTTACTGGTACAACCGGGATAACTGGTTCTACTGGTCCAACCGGAAACACTGGTAGTACTGGTAGAACCGGTTTTACAGGACCTACTGGTTTTACTGGAGCAACCGGATTTACTGGAGCAACAGGATTCACTGGACAAACTGGTCAAACCGGTCCAACTGGTCATACTGGACCCAGTGGAGCAACGGGTAATACAGGATTCACTGGACAAACTGGACAAACCGGACCCACTGGTCATACTGGACCCAGTGGAGCAACTGGTAATACAGGATTCACTGGACAAACTGGTCAAACCGGTCCAACTGGTCATACTGGACCCAGTGGAGCAACTGGTAATACAGGATTTACTGGACAAACCGGACAAACCGGTCCTACTGGTCATACTGGACCCAGTGGAGCAACGGGTAATACAGGATTCACTGGACAAACTGGACAAACCGGACCCACTGGTCATACTGGACCCAGTGGAGCAACTGGTAATACAGGATTTACTGGACAAACCGGACAAACCGGTCCTACTGGTCATACTGGACCCAGTGGAGCAACAGGTAATACAGGTATTACGGGTCCTACTGGAAATACTGGACCTACTGGACCCAGTGGTTCGACGGGTAATACAGGTTCTACTGGAAGAACGGGTCAAACTGGTCCAACGGGACATACCGGACCCAGTGGAGCAACAGGTAATACAGGATTCACTGGACATACAGGACATACAGGACCTACTGGATTTACTGGTACAACTGGTTTTACTGGATTTACCGGACAAACTGGATTCACTGGACAAACTGGTCCAACTGGTCATACTGGACCTACCGGACCTACCGGACAAACCGGTACTACGGGTCAAACAGGACCAACTGGAAATACTGGACCTACTGGACCCACTGGACCTACTGGACAAACAGGTACTACGGGTCAAACAGGACCAACTGGAAATACTGGACCCACTGGACCCACTGGACCTACTGGACAAACAGGACAAACCGGACAAACTGGTATTACAGGACCTACTGGAAACACTGGACCTACCGGACCCACTGGACCTACCGGACCCACTGGACCCACTGGACCCACTGGAAATACCGGAAGTACTGGACCCACTGGACCTGTCGGAACTGGTCCGACTGGATTTACAGGATGTACAGGACCTGCTGGACAAGGGGCATTAGCCAGTTTTGCAAAATACAATAGAACAACCGCACAGACAATCACTACCAATTCGTATGTTGTATTTCCTACATCGGAATCTACTTTTGGAGATGATATCACATTAAATACAACAACTGGTGAATTTACCTTACAATCCGGAAGAACTTACAGAATACGTGCTAATCCAGGATACTGTTTATTTTCAACTGCATACGGATATGCTAATTTCCAAATTTATAACGTAACCTCTGGACAATCTGTAGGTACACCTGTCAGTTATTTGCCTCAAGCAACACCTCTTGTATTTGCATCTACAGGGAACTTAGAATACATTGTAAAAGTACAAGTAATTACAACTTTTGCTGTAAGATTGGTTGGCTCACAAGATTTAACCTCTATTTCATCGAATTATTTATCTGTAAATTATCCTGCATGGTTAGATATTGAGGTGATTGGTGGTAATGCACCCGTTACAACTGAAACCGGAAGTATCTGGTATTTGAATGGGAATAATACATACTATGGAATAGGTAATGTCGGAATTCAAACAACGACTCCACAAACAACATTGGAAGTAGTCGGAGATATGCGAATTACCAACAATCGTGGAGCAATTCAATTGCTTGGAAATACCGCGAATAATATTGGTGTAGGAGATATTTCAGTATTGAGTTCGGTTACCAGTGGTATACAAAACACTGCATTTGGTGTAAATACACTGGACATAAATACAACGGGGTCTTATAATACAGCTTTCGGATACAATGCACTTACCAACAATGTAACTGGATTATACAATACAGCTGTTGGATACAATGCATTTACTGCCAGTAGTATTAATAATTCCACTGCGATTGGTTATAATTCCAATCCAACGACCAATAATCAAATTGTGTTAGGTACAAATGCAGAAACAGTATATATTCCAGGTGTATTGGCGGTGAATCGAACCACCATCACGGGTGGAAGTGGATATACTGTAGATATTAGTGGAATTTGTGCAGCAACGAATTTTGCAATCACTTCTGATTACCGTGTCAAACATAACATACAGAATATATTGAAAGAACGGAATGTAGATGAATTGCGTCCTATTGAATATGATATTGGAGGTAAACATGATATGGGGTTTGTTGCACACGAAGTACAGGCATTGTTCCCCTTTTTGGTAAATCATGAAAAGGATGGTGAGAATATGCAATCGATTAATTATAATGGGTTTATTCCTTTGTTAGTAAAAGAAATACAGACATTGAAAACAAATCTGAAAGAAACACAGGATAAATTACATAAAACAGAAGATATTATCAAACAAATGACTGAGTTCTTGCGTCCATTTGGATTTCCGGTTCATAAATAAATACCGACCGACGAAACATGTGAAAATCGTTCGTTCAAAATGAATTAATAATTAGTACTGTTATTATAATATAATACAATTCGTAATATATTATGAATGAAATATTAAATCGAACTTCCATTGAAAAAGAAATCAAAGGTTTGCTCACCAATTATGAAGAGAATTGTAAAAACATTAATTTCAAAAAGGGAATTTATTTGTATGGTTCTCCTGGATGCGGAAAAACTTACTTTATAACAGCTTTATTAAAGGAATTGAATTATGATATTATAAAATATGACGCGGGAGATGTTCGTAATAAAACACTGATTGACACTATTACATCTAATAATATTTCTTCTCAAAATGTTCTCCACATGATGACGCGTCAGCGAAAGAAAATTGCCATTATTATGGACGAAATTGATGGAATGAACAATGGAGATAAGGGGGGAATTACATCCCTTATTAAATTGATACGACAAAAGAAAACGAAAAAACAACGATTAGAACACATGACATTGAATCCGATTATATGTATTGGAAATTATTATATTGACAAGAAAATAAAAGAATTAATGAAGGTGTGTAATACATTTGAACTGAAAACACCTACAGAACCCCAAATGAAATGTATTTTACAGAAATATATTCCAACACTTCCAGTAAATGCAGTATACAAAAAAATAATGAAATACATTCAGGGTGACCTTCGAAAAATGGAATTCATACACAAAATTTATACCAAAAATCCAAAATTACTCAATGAAGAAACATTGGACTCTATTTTTCACATGAAATCTTACAACGAAGATTCTAAGAAAATTACACAGAAATTAATACGAGAACCTATTTCTATTTATGAACATAATCGCGTCATTAATGAAACCGACCGAACAATTGTAGCTTTGTTATGGCATGAAAATATTATTGACGCGTTGTCCAAGATACCGTGTAATCAAGCCATTCCATTTTATTTGAAAATTTTAGACAATATTTGTTTTGCTGATTTTATTGACCGTATCACTTTTCAAAATCAAATATGGCAGTTTAACGAAATGAGCTCACTGATGAAGACGTTTTACAATAATTATTTATATCACAAGGAAATGCATCGTGAAAAAACATCCATTGATAGTGGGGCAGAAGAAAACGCTATACGATTTACAAAGGTGCTTACCAAATATTCAACGGAATACAACAATATATTGTTTATATACAATTTATGTCAAGAACTGGATATGGATAAAAAAGACCTTATTGCTTTTTTTCAAGAGATTCGATTACATTATGGAGATTTCAATTGTCAGACAGACAAAATGGGAGATATTGAAAAATTATTTGAGAACCATAATATTGATAAATTAGATATCAAACGAATTTATCGATATTTAGACAAAAATGTCAAAAAAGAAGTTGCCACTTATGAAGATGATGATTCTGGAGAAGACGATTGTGATATTGTTTTATAAGTATCATAAATGGTTTTATACAACATACTGGTGTTTTTCACATTTTGGGAAAATGCATGCACGTCCTTTTTGAATTGTTGGATATTGTTTTCCAATATTTTTAGGCGATATTCAACAGCGCATCGACAAATGAATGATTGTTTATCTCCATAACAATAGCATGACCAGTCTGTATCGAATGACGGTGATGGAGGTGTATATAATGTTGCAATTGATTCTGATGAAGATTGTGGCATATACGGTGTGGTTGTATCTATTTGCTCATCAATATAAATATGATTATTAGAGTTAGCAATATTCTGTGTATACTCTGACGAATTTGATATAGGATGAACAATATCAACATGCATGGTTGTTGCGATTTCTGGAGCAATTACAATATTCCCGGTAATACTAATGGGACTCGACGATGCAGTCGTTCTTAGAAAAACCTTCTGTAAGATATCTTCGAGAATGTTTTTTATTTTTATTT